GTATAACATGCGAATTTTGATTTTCCCGGGAAGCTTATTACCGCTTTATTGCAAAATTTATCAACAATATAGCCAGAACAGCTTCCCTTGGTCTGTGACCCTATAATTACTGCAAAATTTATCAACAGTATAGCATTATAGGTAAATCAATTTTCAAATTAAGATGTGAATTTATCAATCTTTAATTTAAGTTTTGAAATTTTTATTTAATATTATGTGTAATGTCATCGGAATCGCACATGATTTTTATTTATTATTTTCCGATTCAATTGTACCCATTTTAAGTAATTAAGTATGTTAGTCATGTATTATGGCTTGATCTTATTAATTAGAGAATGTGAGAAGTTTTCTATAGGGACTAAAGCCTATGTCTCTCAAAGACTCATTTTGGTATCTCCTGTTTTTTGAAGTAAAATCGGGGATCGTTTTGATTAATCGTTATTTAATCCGGTAAAGTATGCTTTTTGGTGTTCAATTACAGAAAGAGACAAGTCCGTGGACTCTTTATCGTTATATATATATTCTAAGGCGAAATGAAAGTGCAATATTTATATTCACGAGTAAAAGTAACCGATTTTAATTATGATGTACAATCCTACTGAATTTAATAATATTGTTGAAAACGTTGATGACTCTGCTATTGATATTGGAAATGATTTTGTTATCCCTCAATTTTTACATGCATCTACAATTCTTGGAAATTTTATGTTTTGTGATGTGTTTACAATATATGATTTTTTTCTTGAATTGGAGAGGAATTTAGTTGATGAAGATGACTCTGAAATTGTTGATGGATATTTTATTGATATGACTGATGGTGATGTTTATAAATTTCTGTCCACCTTATTTTGGGATGGTATTCTTCCGCACAATATGAATTTGCCCTATAGATTTAAAGATATTTTATTTAATGATTTGAGTAATTTATTAGTTGATGTTAATTCAGAATGGTCTATAATGCAACGTCTTTTGATGTTAGCTGGAGATGTTGAGTCAAATCCAGGTCCAGTACCAAATTTGGAGCTCGTTTTAAGACGTAAAATTGAAGCATTAGAACGTGCGCGTTTGCGACAAGAAGAGAAAAATAAAACTCTTGTTCGCAAATTACGTCAAGTTAGAAAGAGTCAGAAATTCCATTTCCAAATTGGGGAGGATTTTATCGATGCTGCTAAGGAGGTGGCTTCTTCTATAGTTAGTCCAACCACCATTAAGGCGGCTGGATATGCTGGTATGAATTTTGTTATGCCAGGTTCAGGCACTGCTGCTGCCACTGTTGTGGAAGGAGGGAAAATCCTCAAAAAGATTGACAGTGCTACCAAATCTATTGATGATTTAGCTCGTTCATGCGCTGATCAAATTCCTACAGCTTTTGCTCAACATTCCAACTTGACTCATATGGCTACCATGACTTTAGATACTATAAATAAGGTGGCTACTAAGCTTAGTGCGGAAGGCGGTATTTTGACAGGAATTGAAAATTTGATAACGAAGATTAGTTCAGCTGTATCAGGTACCTCCTTGTTAATAACTATTTTAGTTGTTATTATATGTTTTGGCATGGATTGGAAAATTGCATGCGCAGTTATTATGATGGTTCTCTTATATTTTGGATGGCCTCAATCTGTTATTTCAAAGATTAAGGATCTGTTGTTTGGTTACAAATTTCAGATGGTAGATATTTCAGATCGTTTGATTTCTATTTTGGGCCAAGTTTTATTTACTTTGCTTGCTTTTTTTGGTGTCTCAAAAATTCCCACAGATAAGTGGTATGATAGTATTATTAAACGTTTGGATAGTATTCCAAAGGCATTTAGTGGTGGTACCAAAATTTGGGAAGCTGCTGGTAAAACGTTTGAATATGTACAAGATGAATTTAAACATTATGTTTTACAGGTTTCTCGAGAAGATTTGGCTCGTGAGCATGGTATTGCTGGTGAGGTTTCTCGTTGGGTAGAACGTGTAAAGTTTTATATGGAGGCGCCTGCCCGTAATGATATAGCTAAAAATACTGAAACAGTTAAGGAGGTCAAGGAACTTTATGATCAGATGTATCGTTGGAAACATACTACTAGTTATTGGAAATCATTGCCCTTGGAGTGTCAAAGAATTATTTCTTCTTTAACTCCTACAGTCAATGAGTTGCATAAATTGTATACGCGCAGTACGGTACATGAGGGTGGTCCCAGAAAGATGCCTTTAGGTATCTTTTTGTCTGGGGATTCTGGAAGTGGAAAATCAGAATTGTTGGTTCCACTTTATACTACTTTATTGGCCCATCGTGATTATAATTTGTGTAAAAATATAAATAATGAGGTTTATGTTCGAAATTATGAGACAGAATATTGGGATGGTTATGTGGCCCAAAAAATTGTTATTTTTGATGATGCTTTTCAGATGAAAGATACTCCGGGAAATCCATCTCCTGAATTTATGGAGGCTATTCGTTTGTTAAATACTGCTCCCGCACATGTACATTGTGCTGATTTAAATGATAAAGGTAGATTCTTTTCTTCTGAAATTTGTATTTATACTACTAATCTTCATCATAATTTTGCTAATTTTATTAAATCCGTCAATTGTCCGGAAGCTGCTATTCGTCGTTTGAATATGTGTGCCTATAGGATAATGGTTTCACCTGAATATACTCGCGAAGTCATTGTTAATGGACAAGTTGAGCGGCGTTTGGATAAGAATTTGGTGCGAAACTGTCAATCGTGTAGGGAATTTTGTATTGAGAAAAATTTGCCTTCTATTTCTTTTTGCGCTCATGTTCAGCGTTTTGTACCGTATGATATGTTCACTGATGAAGTAATTGGAGATTCGCTAACATATGGGCAACTTGTGGCTCATTTGAAGGCTGAGGATACTCAGTTGTTAAATTCGGAGAAACGTCGTATGGATATGGTTGATATGCTTTCTGTGGATCCAACCATGTTTGATTATAAACCCCAGATGAATGGCGATGATATTATGTTTTCTGATGCTCAAGAAACCCATGGAGCAATTGATTTGTTGGTTCCAACAGATGTAGTGGCGTATCAAACACTTATCACTTATTTGCGACATTGTGTGGAGTTGCCTAATGTCAATGAAGATCAAATTTTAGCTGATTTGGCTGCACACCCACAATTATTTAATACTTATCAGAGAAGATTACATTGTGGTATACGTAATGTGAACATTGCTTGTGATTCTTCTTTGCAGGCAGCGCATGATGCCGCTGGTATTCATTTCAATTATGATACTGATATGTGGTTTTCGTATAGGCATTTGCGCACTACGGTTAAAATTATGTGTGATAGTTTTTCTGCATGGGTTTCAAGACTGGGTGAACAGGTTCGTTGGTTTTGGAATCATTGTGGCTTTATTGAATTGATTTCTCTGATTTATATGGGTGTTTATATGATCTTCATGTTTTCGAGTATCTATTCTGCTTTTACTGCAGAGGTGTGTCCAGTGTGTAAACTCAAAAATAATAATTGTGTTTGTATTAGGTGGTATCATGATGGTATTATTTTCCAGGGACAATATTACACTCATGAGGCTTTTGATGAAATTAAAGAGGAATGTTTGAAATTGCAACCTAAAATCGACGGATATGTGGCTGAAAGCAATTCTTCGGCTCCAAATGTGCTCAAAACTAATGCGCCTTTTAAAGTTGAAAATTCTTCGGCTCCATTGCAGCCTAAAACAACTGCTTTTAGGGTTGAGAATTCTTCGGCGCCTGTGCAACCCAAAACTCAAAATTTTAAAATTGAGGGTTGTAATCAGGTACCTCTTTTGGATGTTGATTCTATGTTGGATCAATATGATAGAGAGGGTGGCTTGACTGAAAAACGTTTACCATTTGCTAATGCACTTCAAACTCTGCAGAACAAACAGGTTGAGCTTAATGAGATTTTGAAGACCATACCTACTGTCAATTTGACTCAAGATTATTCTACTGAGCTTTATAAAGATAAGGGTTGTCAAGCCATAGAATCAGCAGTTGTTCGTAAATCTATGTATGCTCTGCATTCAAGTGATGTCATTTTTGGTAACGTTATGTTTATTAAAGGAACAACTTTTTTGGTTAATTATCATTTTATTGCTTTGTTGCAGAAGAAAATGACATTGGATGCGCCTTTATTTTGTACGAATGCGTCAGGAGTTCAGATTGAATTTACTTTACGCCATATGGTTGAGAAACATATTCGTCTTGAAAAGAATGGTCGTGAAGTGGATGCTGCTCTTGTTCCTTTGCCAGTTTCATCGAGCAAGGTTCATATACACCCGAATATTATACGTCATTTTATTAAGGTTGAAGACCTTGCTACTTTGACGGGTACATATTCTGCGCAATTGCCTTCATATTCTGGAAGGCGATTGGATTTCTTATATCCAAATTTGCGCTCATTGATGGATGTTCGAATGAGTTTTAATGAGGAACATATTTCTGAGGGTAATTTTAGGATGCCAGTTAATTTTTGTTGGCAATATTACGGTGCTACATCAGATGGTGATTGTGGTGGTCCACTTATTATTAATAATGAGTATGCTACACGTAAAATTTTGGGTATTCATATGGCTTCACGTGAATTATCGAATGGCTCACAAGGTTTGACTCAGACTATTACTCAGGAAATGTTGAATATGGCTTTTGATCAACTTCCATTTGAATATCAATGTTATAGTGAAATTGATATTCCACTTGAGGAGCTTCCTCTTACTGAAGATGTTACTCAGGGTAGTGTTCCATTGACTTCAGGTTTGATGATTCATGGTATTACAACTTTGGCTAATAAGTCTGGTGGAAATACGAAATTGCAGCCTTCTGTTTTATTTGATGTTGTTCCTCATCGTACTAAGCCTGCAATTTTGAGACCTACAAATGGAGTTGATCCTATGCATAAGGGTTTACTTAAGTTTGGGAAAAACGTTCCGCGTTTGGATCCAGAAATGGTTAATGTTTGTGCAAATGATGTTTATAATAATTTGTTTGTGAATGATTCTCATAGGGATATTTCAAATTATAAACGTAAATTGACTTATTTGGAGGCTGTTCGTGGTGTCGATGATGATGAATTTTTGGCACCAATAAATCGTTCAACTTCAATGGGATATCCATATACTGTATTATTTAATAATTTGCGTGGAAAACGTGCGGCATTTGGTGAAGATGAGAATTGGACCTTGGATTCTGATTTGGCAAAGGAAGTTGAGCGCCGTGCAGCTGAATTAGAAAGTGATTGCTATAATGGAATACAACGTGGTGTTTATTGGAGTGATACTCTTAAGGATGAGCGTCGTGATATTCCAAAAGTTGATGCCGGGAAAACTAGAGTGTTCTGTGGTGGCCCTGCACATTTTACTATTAAATTTAGACAATATTTCCTTGGTTTTGCTGCATGGATAATGCACAACCGTAATGCGAATGAGGTATCTACTGGTACCAACGTATATTCTGGTGATTGGAATGATATAGTACGTAAATTGGCTTCTCGTGGAGCTTCTTTGCGTACCAAGAAGATGTTGCTGCGCGTCATTGCAGGTGATTTTGGAAATTTTGATGGTTCACTGAACGCTCAGATTTTGTGGCGTATACTTGATATGATTAATGATTGGTATGATGATGGAGATGAAAATAAACGAATTCGGCGTGGTTTGTGGGCACATATTGTGCATGCTATACACATTAATGGAAATGTTGTGTATCAATCAACACATTCGCAACCGTCTGGTTGTCCCATTACTGCTATTCTTAATTCTATTTATAATTCCATTATTGTTCGTATGGTATATTTAATTTGTGCTATTTGGCATCGTAATGAAACAGGAGAAGATTTTGTTTCAATGGAAAAGTTTAATCAGTTTGTTGCCATGGTTTCTTATGGTGATGATAATATTATTGCTATAGCGGAAAAAATTCTTGATTGGTTCAATCAGGTTTTGGTCACAAAGGCTTTTGAATTGATTGGACATGAATATACTGATGAAGCTAAAACAGGAAATATAGTTCCTGTCAGAGATATATCTGAAATCGCTTATTTGAAACGAAAGTTTGTTTGGGATGACTCTGCTAATAGGTATATTGCTCCTTTGGCTTTGGAAGTTATTATGGAAATTGTTCAGTGGACCAAAAGAGGTTTGGCAGCAGATTCAATAACTCTTGCCAATATTGATGTTGCCATGCGTGAATTATCTTTACATGATCAAAGTGTATTTGATGTGAATGCAAAATTGATACGTGATGCATGTATTGAGAAAGGTGTTCCTTATAGATTTGCCACTTATAATGAATATCGTGGGGAAGTTTTGAATATTCCCTTTTTGTGTGAAATGCGTGGAGTGGAATCTGATTTTGATCAGATTTATTCTTTAAGGTTGACTAAGAAGAAACTTCCACGAAATTTTGTTGAGATGAACAAAAAGTCAAAGAGCTTGTTTATCAATGAGTATGATGTTTATATCATGCTCCCTAAACTTCAGTTGTTTTGTGCTTATAGAAATATAAGAGTTACTACACAAAATGATTCATTGAGATCTCTAGTAATAGAATTGTGTTAATGTGATCTTGCTTTTCTATATAAATTCCTTGTCTCTAAAAGAAAAGTAATGCTATTAATATTAAGTGCTTAGTTATTTAACTTTACTGCCAGGATGGCACGCGAGCAGCCCTCGCATTATCCAGGAAAACAAGGTGCCGCAACTTGTATTAAGTAGTTCAGTTGCGAAAGAAATTTACTTGCTAATCAAAATAATTCAACTACTCAAGATAATATTTATGATCAAAAACAAGAGAACATTGAGATCATTCAGTTTCATGACGAAGGTATGGATGAACAAATGCAGGCTCCTGCAGCAGTTTCTACTTTGGATCCTGCACTCCGTATTTCTTCGACCTTTGAAACGAAGGATCACAATGTTCGTAGCTTTCTTCAACGTGCTTATGCTATTGATAACTTTACGTGGGCTAAAACGTCTCCGACCGGAACAATTTTGGCGACATATCGTTTCCCTGATATTCTCTTATCTCAACCTGCCCTTGCAGCCAAATCCCGAAATTTCTTCGGTCTTCGAGCTGGTGTAGAGTTGCTGGTTTTGATAAATAAACAGCAATTTCAGGCTGGCAATCTTTTGATTTCATATCTTCCCAATGCTAGATATAATCCAGCTAAGGCTGCTATGGCTCAAACTTCGTTGCAGACGCTTACGGGCATGCCTCGGACAAATCTTGATTTGATGGATGCTACTAGGGCTACTCTTCAAGTGCCTTATGCCTCTCCATTTGTTTACTATAATTTGCTTACCGGTGATGGAACAATTGGTGATTTTTATATCACTGTTTATTCACCACTTTCTGATGTTGCAGATGCTGGCACTGTTTCAGTACAAGTATTTGCCCGGTTTGTTGATGTTGATCTTGAGTTTCCAACTGGTTCAGTTCCCACTTCTTTTACTAGAACTGCGGGTATTGATAACCTTATTGAACAATTTAAGATTAAACCTTCCTTTACTTCATTGTCTTCTATAATGAGTGAAGGAAAAACCATTCTTGATAAAGTCAAGAATGGAGATTTTCGTTTTCAAATGAATTCTGAAAACCACTCTACAATGAATATGAAGCTTCGTGCTTTACCTAATATGGCTGTATCTTCCGATACTAACAATGCGCACATTATGTCACTCTCCTCTAGTAATGTGCTGCCTTCTACCAATATGGGTGAAACCAATTCTTCTGAAATGAATATTAACACTGTTCTACAAATTCCGTGCTTTCATGATTCTTTTCAAGTTTCTAATCAAGCTTCTGGTGTTAATGTATGGTCAAAATTGGTTCAACCCCAAGTGCCCATAACACCAAATACTGATGGATCCCTTAATGTAGATTATATTCATTTTCATACCGAACCTTTTTCTAAATGGAGAGGTTCTTTAATTTATCATTTTCGAGTGGTGAAAACAACTTTTCATTCTCTTCGTATTCGTGTTTGGTTTTCTCCTGCTTCACTTATAACTGATACAATAGACCGTAATGCAGTTTATTCTAAGGTTATAGATTTGAAGGATACTAACCATTTTACTTTTGAGGTCCCATTTGTTTGGCCTCATCCTTTTTTGAATGTTCATGTCAATCCCATGTCCCTTGGAACTATTGGTGTTGATATTGTCAATGCTATGGTTTTTCCCGCTACTGTTGATTCAACAATTAATTTTATTGTTGAACGTTCTGCTGGAACTGATTTTTGTGTTAATTTGCCTACTGTTGTTTCATCATATCCTTTTGATCCAACAGTTATTAGTTCCCGAGCTCCTGTTACTAGTTCTCATCATATAAGAGCTAGAAAGGGAGTTCAATTGCCTATTGCAGATTCTGCAAATGTTTCTTATGATGTAGCTGGAAATAGTAATCAACTTCCTTCTGAAATTGTATTACCTGTTTCGAATTCTGATAAATTTGTTGCTTATACTCATTTGCCACAAATAGTTCGTGATTATGCTAATCAAAATTCTTCTTCTCTTTCACTTGAAAAGATTGAACTTTTGGATGATCTTGCTCGAGTTGAAACTATTAATACCAGATTTTTTGAAATGGATTTGGAAGCTTTGAAAAATAGACTTAAACACTATTATTCTCAACTTCCACATACTGAATTGCGAAAGAAACGTGATGTTGGTTATTCTTCGCAGTGGGTTCGTGATCTTACTCGTGAAGGTATTGAACCCAATCCTGGTCCAGCTTTTTCTTCTGGTGTTGCTTGGACTAATCCTGGTAACAATACTGTTACTTCATCATTTTCTGGTCCTCAGAAGGTTAACATTGTTATTATTCCTGATCCGACATCCAGTGGCGCTATGCCAACCACATTTACTGGTGATTTTACTGGAAATGCTAATATGATTGTTCCAGTTTCTCAATCTTTTGATTTTCAATATTCTGGTACTGGAATACCTTCTATCACTATAACTACTGCTTCTGGCCCTTCTATTACTGTTCGTGCTACTGCTGTGTTTTCAGATCTGAGTGATGTGGGACTTACAAATCCTGCTCTAGATGTCAATGCAACAATTGTTGCTCCTCTTCCCCTTCCGGTATCTGGTGGTGGTGGTGGTGGTGGTAGCATTGTTGCTACTACCTCTATTACTCCTTTTGTTGGTTTAGATGATTCTGGAACGCCCAATTGGCGTTTTCAGATGAATTTTGAACAAGACTCTCTTCGTACTGGTTTTGATGATACTACTTTTCATCGTCCAGTTCCCTCTGCTAAAGCAGATTCTTTGGTTCTTGGTCAAAAAGTTATTGATGTTCGTGATATGATTAAACGTTCATCTTTATTTGGAGTTCTTACTCCACCCACTATTTCTGGTAATGTTATTACCATTTTACCACACATGATAGGAGATGTTCGCAAGGATGATGATGGTTTGATTCATCAAAATGCTTGTGATCTCATATCGTATTATGCTTCTTCTTATGCTTTTGCTCGTGGAGGTATTAATCTCCGTGTTGTTACAGCTCCAGATTTCTATTGGAATACTGTGTTGGATCCTGATTCAGTATTCTTTCCTGCTGCAACAACTGTTGGTGCTGTTGCTCAAAATGCAGTTGCACCAACTGCTGGACAAATTTTCCAGCTTAATAATCCTTTACAACAAGTTGTAAAGCCTTCTTTAGAAGGTTTCGGTGAAGTTTCCGTTCCCTTCTATTCTGATACGTTCATGTATTCGATTAATCCTGCACAGGGTTCTGAACCTAGTGTAGATAATCAACAACTTCAACTCCCATATACCCAATTGGCATTAGTTCCAAATGGTGCATATGCTCAATTTCAAGTTTTTCGTGCTGCTTGTTCAGATTTTGAATTTTCATATCTGACTGGTCCTCCAAAGCTTTATCCAGTGACTCCCTACTGAGCTACATTTACCTGTGTAGTTAGGTAGTAACGATTGTTATTATATTTATCTAAGAATATAATGAAGAAAACAATTGTTTTGGAGCCACAGATATTAATGATAGTATTCTTAGGTAACCTTATTTCACGGTTTTACTGCCTTGTTCTTTTCTGTAGACAGGGGCCCCCATCTTATAAATTTTTTGTATGATTACTAGCCCCTATCTGGGGTAACAGGTTTTTTGTATGTTTTTCCTGCTAATAGTAGCAAACATTCTTTTAACACTAAATTTTAGTATTGGTTCAGGTATAAAGCTGAT